GTAAGAAGTTTTTATTCCAATCTGCACGAAAACGCTGCCCTTGTGATAGTGCATTTATGATTGAGTCCATTGTTTGAAAACCTGCCATGATAATAATTTTTATTTTTTAATTGAATGTTGTTTTTATATGACCTATAATTGTTGCCCCTGATATACTACCTTGTGGTAAACAAAGAAAAGATAAAAAAGCATCATCTTGAATAGGAGGGATAACCATAAAATCTTTCAAATAATCTACTTCTACGGGTGCATCAATACCCCTAATACTAAAACTAGCTATTGGGTAAACCAATACTATACTAAATAATCCAACATCACCCGAACCACCTATTGTTACAGATTGTACACTTCTAACACCAGTATCACCCGATTGTAATTGTATAAATGCACCCGTAGCATTACTTGATGCGGTTGTAGATAATTGTGCTGAATTTACAATGTTACCATTAACGGAAACTGAATTTTCAATGAAAGTGGCTGTTCTTCCTGATACTCCTAATGAATTAGTATAACTTACTGTAACAGGTTGCCCCCCTACCCTACTAGCATCTGAAACAGCCATCATTTGCACCCCTTGACCACTTGTATATCTAGTTAATGATAGTGTATTATCCATTATTTGCGCCCCTGCAACGGATTCATCAATAGTAGGGTAATAAAGAAGATAATCACATAAAATAATTGGCATAGGTAACGGGGTAGCAGTTACACATATAGCCATTAATTCCTTTAATATTTTTTGCTGTGGGGAAACTGCTTGCCCATGCCATAACCCACCATCCGTAGATTGCGCTACTGTATTTGCTTTTAATGGGGCTGAATCAAACCAATATTTAGGGCTAGGATTCCCCGGCGACATTGAAATATCAAACCAAATACCCGCAGGACTGGCTTGGTTAGGTGATTTTCGCCAACAAGAAAATCTTTCACAGCCATTGGTTACCTGCGAATTAACTATATCTTTTATGTTGGTGAATCCGGGCATAGTTTATATACTCCTACCTGTCAAATAAGACAATAATTGTCTGACTGAAACAGTAATTTTATATTGTGCTTCCTGTACCATATTTAATTGCCCTTTCCCCCTCAATATAACTTTTCTATTAGCGTATATTGTAACGCCTCTATGGGGGCAATCTTTATGATATTCATACAATGGTTCATTACCTATACCCTGTGGTATAACTTTCACCGCTTTACCACATACTGAACAACTATATAGTGGCGGGAACTTTTCGTTTAAATTCATATACTATGACTCTGTGATTGACAAAGAACTAATAGCAAAAACTGGCTGTATTAAATTACTTACTGAAATAGAAGCATTTAAATCACCATAATGAAAAATATCTGATGCCCCACTAGCTTTACCACAGGCTGCGCTTGTAATAGTATTACCACTTGCCCCACATTGCGGGAAAGTAATTTGTGCTGCATTTGAAGTTGCTTTTGCAGATGGGGCAGTCCATCCCGCAGTACTTCTAGCAACCGCTTGACGGGCATAGTTTGTATAAGTTGCTTCATTACTACTCATAGTTGAGGTTGCGGTATAACTTGCGGTTGCAAGGGCAACATAAATATTTGTAATAGGTGAAGAAGCGGCATTATCCGCAATATTAGCCCACGCTGTTGCATTGTATATTAATGCAAGAATGTTGTTGCAGGTATTCGTACTCTTTGGCATAACTTGTTTATTTTTATTGTTTTATAATTTGTTTAGCTATTACTTTTTCGATTAAATCTGACCATTTATTGCGTTCTACTTTAAATTCCCATTCTTTAGGTTCATTTTTTTCTATATTAGATATGGGTAAGGTACTTTTTAATTCATTTAACCCATTTAATATAGATACTGCCATTTCTTGCACCGAATTTACTACTTTATCTTGGTTTGTTTCTACTTTTATATCGTTTTTTTGGTCATTTGGCATATTTTTCATACATTCCAAAAAGGAATAAATAGCCTTAGTTTGTTCATTTACGGCTGCCAATAGTTCTGAATTATCACTTCTTTCTGAAATAGCTTTCCCTATCTCTTTTAAAGTAGATTTTAGTTCTTTATGCCTTTTATCCTGTAAGGCTTGTTCAAATTCTATATCTTCATTTTCTAAGTCCATAAACAGTCTATAAGGGCTTTAAGTGATTTATAATCATCTTTTATTTTATCGTGTTCTTGCTTATTGGCTAATGGGTCATTACCTTTTGTGGCTAAATCCTTACCGCTTACTAACTCTAATTTAATATCCGGCTTACCCACTTCTTCTAATTTACTATCCCTTTCCTTTTCTAATTCGCTGATTTTTTCTTCGGTTGTTGGCTCGGTTGATTTTTCTCCTTTTTTTGATTCTGTTTCATTTTTATAAGTAATGTTGTCAGATTCGCTTGGTTCTGTAAGTTTTTCGTTGATAAGTTCATATAGGTGTTTTTGAGTATTTTCGGATAAGTTTAATATTTGGGGGTCAAATCCATTGGTATCTTCATTTAATTTTTCCCAATCAATAAACCCATGTTTATCTTGGTATTTTGAAAGTAAATCTGTTAATTCTTTTTGTACACTTTCTGGTAAATTTTCAACTTGGTCATGTATTTGTTTAATAAGATTATCTGATATTTCTTTAGATTCTTTGTCTGTAAATTCTTGTCTTACTGCCTTGTCAATATATTTATCTACAAGTTCTTTAGCCATACTAGATGGCGAATTATGGTCTTGTATTACTTGCTCAATTGCTTCTTTATAGTCCTGTGTTGTATATTTTTCTGTTTTATCATTTTCCCATAAATTATGCGCTAATTCGTCTATACCTTTAGCATCTTTCCCCAATAATCCTATTCTTGCTCTTTTTTCATTTTCGGTAGATGAATTTTGTCTTAATCTGTCATCTTTGCCACCAAATATGTCTTTTATAGCATCTGAATGAATTTTGCCCCCACCTACAAAATGTTGCAATACTATATCTCTAGGTTCAGTTAAATCTTCTATTGACTGCGCTTTTTTGATAACTCCTTTGTTGCTTTTTGCTGTTGGCTTATTTTCAATAAGTTCTTTAGGTTGTTCGCCCGTTGTTTCTGTTTGGTTAGGATCTTTGGTAGTTTCATTTATTTGAATAGGTTTTATATTTTCTGAATGGGTTTTATCTGCCCAATCAATATATTTTTTAGCTGACTCTACATTATTAGCTTCTTTATTTATTTTCTTACCCCCACTCGTTTTACTATCATCTAATGCTACATTAAATAATGTTTCTTTTTTAGGGTCATACACATGAATATTCCCATCTATTTCTACTATTTTTTTACCCTTATATTCACTTATATATTTAGCATCCATACTATTACCATCTACCTTAATTGGGATAGTTACTTCTGCTTTTATTGTATTAGGTGATTTTTCTTTTAATTTTAAAAAGTCTTTAGTAGTTTCATCAGTCCATTTACCATCTGTTTTTTCAAGTGCTTCTAATGCTCTAGTAACTTTACTATGTGTTATTACTACTGTTTCTTTTCCTATTTCATTTTTGGTATGGTCATAGGCTTTCTCCATTCTATCTGTGAATGTTTGGAACGGTTCTACTGTTTTATTATCATCATACTTCCCTTCAGTCCATCCTTTTTCATCAAATGTACCTTCTGGTTTCCCATCAAAATTACCTATATCTGCCGTTCTATATACTGGATTGGGTACACTTTCTATCCCTGCTGTTTTAGCTACTTCCTCCCCTGTTTCTTTTGCTCTTTTAACATCTGAATGTTCTACTCTTGTTGTTTCGGGCTGATTATCTTTTATAAAATTACCTATGCTTTCTGCTTCTTTACTTCCTTTATCTGTTAAATCAGTAGGCTTTACCCCGTTTTCTAATCCTTCTGCCGTATTATCATCTTCGCCATGCTCAAATACTTTAGTACCCGTTATTTCTATTGGCTTTACTTTTCCTTCACCTAAGTTATTGGATGACCGTTTTGTATTAGATATTGTGGTAGATTCATCCCCCCCATTTGTATTTGCGGTAGTCCTAATTTCATTTTTATTTTGTTCTCCCTCAATAGGCTTCTTTCCCAATTCTCCTTGTGATGGTAATGTTTGTGGTGTTTGTGACATAGCCATTTCACTTCCAATGGATTCGTATAATCTTCGTGATGCATTTCGGAGTTCAGGCTCTGACATATTTCGCAAGGTTCTTTCCGTATCATCCCCCCCTCCAAATACATCCTTGATTGCGCCCTGCAATTTGCTTTGTATTTCTGAATTTCGTTCATTTCCATTGGGGATTTCTTTCGATAAACCTTCATAGATTCGCTGTGGCAAGTCTTGCATAGCCTCTGCCCCAACTGCCTGACGGGATTCGTTTTGCATTTGCTGCAAAGTGGTAAAAAATCCATTATATTTATTATTTGATTTATTAATACTCTCAATATCACTCCCTTTTAATCCTGTAACATTGTCTTTTTCTAATTCTAATGGGTTATCTGATTTAGTCATTTTACCGATAGTTTTCCCTATTTCATCGGATTGACTTTGTAAATATGATATTTGTTCGTCTATTTTGCCATGTAGTTCTTTAGGGATTTCTGCTTTTTTTGCTTCTAATTCTGTTATTTGCTTTTTTATCGCATCTTGCTTTTCAATATTACCTGCTATATTTGGTAAATGTTCTTCAGGAACCAATCCCTGCACCTTTTGGGCTGCATTTTTGTATGAATCAAGTTCTTGCCTAATACTTTGCCCTTCTGCACCCATATCGGCTAATTTTGCATCTACTACGTCTTTAGGGGCATTTACTAAAAGGTTCTTTGCGGCTGCCTTTAAATACCCCGGCACTTGCGCCCCTAATTTCATTACATTAAACCCTAAATCCATCATTGCACCTTGCCCGAATGAATTAATAGCATTTTCAGCTATTTCAGTAGGTGTTTTTTTGTACCCTGCGGCAAGTTCTGTTAAATCGCTTCCTAATTGTGAACCTGAAAATATTGCCCCCACTTTGGGAACACTACCCATAGCATGAATTAAAGTATTTTTAAGTGTATTTTCTGCCGCCCCCGTAGCTGCACTACCCCCCAATCTATTAAGTGCTACTGCTGTTACGGCTGAAGGAATGGCACTAATTAAAGACGTATTCATTGCTTTTTGGGCTGCTTCTACATCACTTAACCCCAAACTTTTACCCATTTTATATTCTTCTTTCATCTTCTTAACCCTTTCAGTTTGGTAGGCATCTGCCGCCATTAACGCCTCGCCAACATAAGGTATAGCTGCCTCTGCTGCCATTTTAGGAACACCGCCTATTTGTTCCCCTAATTTACCAAAACCTGCGGGGGCTGATTCGGGTATATTATTTTCAGTATTTTGTTTTTGGTTAAATAATGCAGCTAATTTATTTGCAGCTATTGGGTCTGTCGGGTCTGATATTGCGTTTATTTTTGCAGCATCAACCGATTCATATACACTACCCAACATCGACTCCCACAATGACTCTGCAAAACCTTGCCCCCTTGTGACATAGTCTTTTCCATCCTTCCCCGGTACTACTGCTAAATCATTATTTTTAATTTTATCTAAATAGTCTTGTACGTCTTTTTGACCTGAAGGACTATTTTCATCAAATGATTTACCTTTTTTTTGTTTAAGGGTATTAATTACCGCTTTTTGAGTATTTAATTTTGTTTGGTATTCCTGTTCATCTGATTTGGGTAAATTTATTGGTGTTTGCAGATTTGGTTCAATAGCTTGACTACCTGCAATATGTTGCATAGGTATTTTATTAACGGCTTGGGATTGCCCGTTATTTTGAATACCCTCCTTATCTATTTTACTTGCTAGGGAATATAAATCTGATATTAATTTGGATTGGGAACCATTTTGAGTACCATTCGCAGAATCTTCGCCACCTACTTTTTTTTTTAGAATACCCAATGGGTCGCCACTAACCGTTTGTTTTTGCGGTTTCAATATACCTAATGGGTCATTTTGGCTGTCTGTTTCTGCCTGAACTGGTATTTCTAAATCTTCTGCCATTATTTTCGTTTAATATTCCCTAATTGGATAGCTTGATTTATTTGGTCATCGGTATAACCTGCGTTTTTTAATTCATCATGGGTCATATTTTTACCGTTTACTATATAAGTATTTGCATTTTTTAATACTTGCCCCCTTTCCTTTCCTTTTGCCACACCTAAATTAAGGTCTGTTGCATTATAAGTACCTAAAATCTTATCTGGTATTCTTTCACCATTTGCAGTTAAATCTTCTTTGCCATTTTTTATAGGATATTTATATTTAGTGCTATACAAGTCATAAGTACCATCTTTATTTGCTTTTACAGCAAAATTATCTGAACCTAATTCTATTGTTCTATCTTGACCGTCAATATTTTTTACAATTTTTGTTTGGTTAGATTTACTTAACTCATTCATAAAGAAATCTCTTACTGCCGGAGGAAGTATATTTAAAGTAGCCCCCGCAGGGTGTTCATTCATTGCTTTACTTAATGGGGTATAAACATCTTGGGTAGGTACTTCTTTACCTGTATTTACATTTACTATTGGTGCTTTAGGTACTACTTGGGCTTCATCTTTACTTATAAAATGTGGTACATTGGCTGATATATTATTATACAAAAAGTGCCTAAATAAATAATCTTCTGTATGTGGGTCTAATGGTTTGCCGTTATTATTTTTTTGATAATCTGCCTCTGCTTTTGCTCTATCATCACTATTGTACCATAATTTTAATGCAGATAATCCCGCAGGGCTTATATTTGTTTTTGTTCCGTTATTGGCTATAACTGGCTGTTCTGTTCCCATTAATTTAGTGTATAAATTATTATCCACTATTTTCATTGGTTGATTATTTTTATCTTTAACACCCGGAACTATTGTATGTTTTACATCTAGAATAGGATTACCATTTTCATCGGGTAATACATCTGTTATACCCGGAACTATAGCCCCGCTAAATTTATCTCTTGATTTAAACCCCTTATCTGATTGAAATTCACTACCATGAAATGGTTCTTTGGGTACAGATGAATAAAATTTATTTAAATGTTCTGTACTATTAACTAACCCCGCCATAACCCGTGGATTATTTAATATCCCCGAATAATCCATTGGTGCTATAAATTGTGCAGGTTTAATATCCATAGCCCCCGTTTTAGGGTCTGGTTGCATTACATTTCTAGCCAAATTACTCATAACCAAGTTATGCGTAGCTATTGGATCTATTGGATTTTCCTTTACTAATGTAGATATTGCATTTTGTGCATTTTTATTTTCATTAAGTGCCGCTAAATGCCATTGCATTATTGGATTTAATCTTTGTGGTATCATTGCCGCTAAAACTGTCGGATTTTCATGTGTATGATTAGTTAAAAGGTCGTTTTTTAAATCATTAACTTTTTTATATGCAACTTCATCAATAGCAGCATCCCCCGTTTTAAATTGGTCAAAATCGGTAGCTTTATTTATTTGACCTAAATTATATAATTGATTTTGCTTGTTTTGTTCTTCCTTTCTTAATTGTTCTCTTTCGGCTAAAGCCAATACTTTATCATCCCGCATCCTTTGGTTTGCAAGTCCTTGCTCTGCTATTTGCCCTACTTGGGGGAAAGCACTAGGTAATACTACGCTACCCCAACCTCCTGCTGATGAATCTGCCATATCTTAATTAAATTATTTATAATTATACACCGCCTAAAATACCTCCCAATAATCCACCCATCCCCGCACCTTTATTCCCTTTCAATATATTGAGGTATTTATTTTGGAAATCATTTTGTTGCCCTTGTTGTTGCCCCAACATAAAACCTGCACCAATATCGTTTGCCCCTGAAAATATATTTTGCCATGCAGAACCCCTTAATTGTGCTTGTTGCCCTACATCCATTTTATATTTTTCTAAATTAGATTGATAAACTTTATTGCCTTCTTCTGTCATTGCGTTATAACCTGCGTTTAGGTTACCTAATAAATTGTATTTATTTTGTGCTTCTTTTGTTGCTAAATCATTATATGCTTGGTTTGATTGACCTTGCGCCCCGCTTGCTGCTGCTAGTGCAGTATTACTATCTGATGCGTTCCTATTAATATTCGATACCGTATTAGCTTGATTAGTGCCTATATTAGCTTCTGCGTTTGTAGCCCCCGCCATTCTTCCATTAAATAATTGTTGTGCAATACCTAATTGCTGTGCTGCGTATGGGGAAGGGGTATATGGTGTATAATTAGGGTGTATTTGGTTAGCTTGGTTATTCTGAAATAACCCAATCGCTGCTTTCCCTAATCCCGTAATTGCACCTACTGTAAGTGGCATAATATGTAAATTTAATTATCTGAAAAATTATATTTTGGTAATGGCTTATTAATAAATACTACTTCGTTTTCTGTTTCTTTTACCACTTTCATTGTTCTGTTTCGTAAAAATTTAATAGCCCTTTCATTTTTTTTATTCATTGCACACCAAAATTTACTATCTAATTCCTTTAAAATTAACTTCCACCATTCGTTAAGTATTTCAGCTTTTCTATATTTTATATTTATACCGAATGAATACAAAACTGGTATTGGTATATCTTTATGAACAAACGTAACAAAGAACCCTATTGCTTCCTTATTGTTAAGTATTTTATAATACTTTGGGTGTTTTTCATTATAAGAAGCATAAATCCGTATAATAGTATCATCTACACATTCTTCAAAAGTTCCATCAATAGAATGATATTTTTCTATCAAATCAGTATCATTTTTAAATGCTATTCTTACCAATTCTTCTATTTTATCAATCTGTATTCTTTTAATACTTACCATTATGACGGTTTTACTATAATTTGCTTATTACCCCTACTTACGCTATACCCTACATCAATAAAATTAATGAAAATTAACGAACTATATTGCTGAAATTCGCACATTATTTTCAAAGTTACGTCTTTTATAAAATCTCCTTGATACAGATTTTGTTCTGCCGTATTACCTGCGGGGGTGTTTGGTGATAACCTATCCTTAAAAAATTGGGCATCCATTACCCCCTCATTATTTATATAATTGCTTGAAATTAGGTCTGTAATTTGAATATTTGGGTAGTCCGCATAACCTACTGTATAATCAGGTATGGCATTTGATTCTACTGCAATATTGTACAAATCCTTAATTTCTGAAGGACTTGCATTTGCCGTAGTCCATATTCTTAATGGGTATTGAACACCGTAAAATGTATTCCAGTTACCACTTGTTGTATTTGTTTCATGGGTGTAAATTGTTCCGTTTTTGAACCCAATCATTATATTTTCAAAATAATCGTACCATTCCCCTGCATATTCAAATGTTTCTTTCCATCTATTAGCTACCATATCATAACATACCGTTTGGGCTAGTTGGGTATATACATTAAACCTATTTATTATTGAACTGGCATAACTAGGAACGGATGAATAGCTAGGTAATATATTGGCATAATTTGAATAAATTAAACCGGGGGTTGTTACTTGAAATCTTTTAGTAAACGGATTTATTGAAGTAGGTATATGATGAAACCCATTGATATTATCTAAATTGCTGGAACTAGCTGCTAAATAATTCTTAGCATATTTTTGAAAAAAGCTAGTCATTTTATAATGGCTTATTGCTTCCAATCCATTTGAACTATATTGAACTATTACCCCATTATTTAAATCGTACCAAAATACAAGTCCTAAGTATTCAATAACTGTTTCGGGTGAAGTAGTACCGAACATACCCTTTAACACATTCATAGTACCTATTACTGACGTATCTTGGGCTAAGAAAGCATTTTGTGAAGCCCCCACTACCTGAACTTCACTCAAATAACATGAAGTAGTTTGAAATGCCCCAATAGCAAGCATAACTACCCCTTGTTCTTCCGTTTTACTGGCTAACTGAAACTTTTGTATTTGCCCTGTTTGTAATGGTGTTGTTTTATAATCTAATGCATCAAATCTACTTAAACCATTATTTCTTGTTCCTGAAACAAATGTATTACTCCATCTTATTTCATGCGGATTCGTTGTTTGCCCTACCTGTAAAATATAATTAACCCATCCTAAACTTCTATACCAATTTTGCCAATACAAATCATTTGGCGACATTGCCTCTAATTGGTAAGTCGTTCCTGAATATAAAATATTTCTTTGTACTCCGTAAGTATCACCTGCAATAGAATCGGTTAAAGTGCCGTATTGCCTTGTATTTGTTGCGGGGTTGGTAATAGCATAAACGGGGGTTGCCTCATAATAAGGTTCTTGTGTTCCCAATGATTTATGCGGGGTATATATCTCAATATAATTCAAATCGGAAGCCCTACTAGCTGTTAAATACCCTCCTGTAATAGTTGGATAAATACCGCCTTGACTTGTTTCATAAACTACGATTAATTTAGTATAACCTGCGGGTATTGTTATATTTGTTCCCCAACTTAATGTATATGTAGTACCGTTAGCCACTCCATTTTGTATTGCTAAATCGGTAGTAATATCTGTCTTTCCTGAACCCGAAACGAATACTGTAACTTTTATATAATCAGATGGATAAGTAGCCGTAGCCATTAAACTTATATTACCTGAAATAAAAAATGTGTATGAATTACCATCTGTTACATTTATTCCCCAATTCTGATTATTATAAGCAGGTGAACCTAAATCAGCAAAATTTGTTGATTGTACTGCAAATCCTGTTTGTTGATAGTTATTCAACAAAGTCATAGGTAATGTATAGGTAGCATGGGTAAGTGAAATAGGGTTAAAAGTCCACTTAAATGAATTTGTTATAGCCCCTATATTTTTTGCTGCTAATAAAACATAACTACCCGTTTGACCGATAACTGGCAAACTATAATTTGTTCCGCTATTTAATTTTATTACTGCTTGGTCGCCTACATTATATGTATATCCTAACCCTGCTGCTGTTAAATTTGAAATATCAATACCTACTGCATAAGTTTTTGAAGAATCGTATGTTGTTTGAGTAAAATTTAATGTGCCATCTGTGTTTTTATACACATAAGAAGCATCGTTAAATATAAAACTTAAAAAGCTATCTTTTGTTAAGTTTTGAGTAATAAATATTTGGTAGTAATACGCCCATGATGGGATTTCATTTAATGCATTTGTATTACTTAATGTGAATTGTAAACTACCTACTATATTATTAGTAATTGAATTACCGCTATAAATAAAGTCGGGGGTATTGGTAGTTAAAAAAGATTGAAACACCCCACATTTACGTCTATATCTATCAAAAAAAGCTATTGATACATTATATGATGAACCTGATTTAAATAATGTTTGTGGTATAACCCCGCCAACAATTAAATTTTGTGATATAGCAAGGCTTGAATATGAAGTAGTATTATACCCATTTAAATTGTTACCAAACATTAACCTATTAATAGCAAATTCTAATGTTTTACTTTGAAGTGATACTGAATCAAATGGTACTGAAGATTGAGAAGAATCTAATGGGTTACTAGCTACATTACCATAATAATTATATGATAATTGTGTAGTACCTGCGTTATGTGCATTAATTGCTGCTAAATCTGCGGGTATAGCTTTATCAAAAGTTTTTATTATTGATATTTGGTTAATAGTTAAATTTTTTGCACAAATATTAACCCGTTGTATATCATCATCAATATATTCTGAAAATGGGATAGTAACACTTATATAATTTGTAGTACCGCCACTTACATTAAAATTCATTAACGCACTAAACGAAGAAAGTCTTGAAGTTTCATTATCTACATAATCATAGTAGTAACACATTTGGTAAGCCTGTGATGCTACAAAATTTTGTAAAAAACTATAATCATTTTGTTTTGAAGCCGTAGGATTATAATACGGTGGTCGTCTAATTACCGTTAAAGTAGTATATGCAATAGGTAATGAATACGGTGTTGCTGAAGTAACGTAAGAAGATTGATTAGCTTTAATTGCCTTGTCTAAGTTTATTTTTTTAGGCTCATTATAATTATCAGTCCAGTATAATACCCCATTTACTACTTTACAGTTTCTATCAATTCTGTAATTTTTGTTGAAGTTTAACCCGCCTGTTACTTGGCTATCGTATATTACCGCATATATTTGTTGTGCTGTAAAATCATAAACATAAATACCGTGGTCATTTGAAGTATTACATATAAACCAAACCAATCTTTTACCTTCAATATCAATACAGCTACCTATACATATATTGTTTCCATAAGGGGGATATTTATTATTTGTTAATTGCGTTGTTCCGGGGATTGATTCTATTCTTTCATCTTTACCATTCTCACTTATACTTACCCTACCATTTTGTAAATTCAAATAATCACCCGTACCCAATAATCTTGTAGTATCATCATTATTAATTCCCCCGCCTGAAAATATTTTCTTTTCTACTATCATTACTTAGGTGATTGAACTCTGTTTTTCTGTACAATTCGTTTTAGTACATTCAAATCAAGGTTAGCCATTCTAGCCCTTAATATTTTTCTTTGCCCTAAATATTCTTCTTTTGCTCGTTCTTTCTCACCTTCCGAATAAGTCCTATTTTGTTCTTTCATTTGCCACATAATATAGGCTTCTATTGTCGCTTGTGCATAGGCATCAATCGTTGAAGCTGCATCTACATTTTGCCCGTTACTTATATAAGATAATACTACTGTATTTACTTGTATGTGTTCGTTTAATTGTATTTGCTTCCTTTCTTTTATTACCTTAAATGTGTCGGTTTGGTTACCCGCACCAAACCCAAAAAATCTACCTGTAAATTCTCCATATTCATTAAAACTATTCATATACCAAAATATCGGAGATAGTATATTATAGTAAAATACGGGGTCGTTTTGTTCGGTAATATTTTGAGAATATAATTGTGGTGTAAATGTTGTATCGTAGTTATAAAGCGGGTTAATACTTTCTTCATAAACCAATGGTCTTAGCTTTTGCCCTGCCATTACATTTAATGAAACATAATCAACATAATCACTAGGTAAATCAACTGCGTTTACTGAATTTACTGTTAATATTTTTGTATTTATTACTTGCAAATCATCAAATGTTAATTCACGAAGTACATCTTTCCCCGCTAGTAATGCTTGCATATACCAATGTAAACTATACCCCTTTCTAAGAAGTATATTCCTTACCATTTTATCTAAACTTGTTACATTCATTTCTGATTAGCTTGATTAGGTGGTGGGTAATTTGTTACTACTGAAGGATCTGCTTGTATCGGTTCAAATTGTTTATATAAAGTATCTACTAGCATTGCTTCCATATCACTAGGTATTGGCAATATATCTGTTTCCCCGTATAAACTCATATCAAATACAACTAATTGCATATCTACCTTACTTATACCCATTAATGTAATATCCTTTGAATAAATTACATTAATCCCATTTACTTCATAACATATTTGCCCTAATAAGTCATTTAACAAATCATCTGATTGCAATAATTGTCTTTGCCCTCTTTGAAGTGGTATAAACGAATTTTTATTGGCGTAAGTTGATAAAGATTGTGCGGGAGCAATATCATAAACACCCATATTTCTAATTAAAGAAATAGGCATAGCGGGTAATATTGACTGTGAACCCCTTGAAGTTGAAGTAACAGTAATATCAGAATAAGAAGCCAACATTAAGTTATCGGGTATTGTTTCCCCTTGCTGTAATGTTGTGGTAAAATGTTGTGTTCTAAAAGTAACATTTATAAGCTGTTCTAGTGCCTTATAAATATCTTCAAACTGAACAATATCAGAAATGGAAGGATAGCCGCCACTAAGCCTATACATTACTTGGTCGCATAATATTCTCTTAGTGCTATTTGCCATTATTCAGTATCTTTTTCTTGTGTAAATCCGTATTGGGTAACTGTATTTTCATCTAAGTTTATACCCAATGGTTTTAACGCACGATTAACAATATTATTTATATAGGCATCTGAAAATTCTATTTGTGTACTTGAATTTGGGTCGTAGGTTAAAGTTCTGCCTACTTGAATAAAACCTAAAACGGGTATTGCAGGTCGCCTCATATAAGAATAAAACCCCGTCTGTACTGATTGCGGGTATATCTGAAATCCCCCGCTAGTATCTATTGCTATTGGGTTTGTTAATTTTACCGCCCTTAATTGGTTGGTAAGTGCCGTAGGAAGTTCGTCTGGCTCAACAAATCGTATTTTATTAACGGAACTACCTGTTACAGTAAATACGCCCGCTAAGAGGTGCAAATAGTCGGATTGATAAGATACATTGCCCCCACTATCACAAGTAAACTGATAATTAGTTACTTTAAATGGCTTCAATCCGTCGTGTATAGTCTGATTAATACCATATACTTTGAAAAGTTCTTCGTATAGTTCCATTTGTGCTATATCCATATTTTGGCAGAACTGCGAAGGGGTAACAAAAACGCCTCTTTCCTTACGGATTATGTAAAGATATTCATTGTAAAGGTCGTTTATATTTCTACTTGCCATACTTCCAAAGTCCGTTTATCCTACGTTTTTTAATAAGAAAAAAAGCCTGTTCTTCAAAGTTGTATTTTTCAAGGTATTTTTCTTCAAATGAAACTACATCCCCCTTTTTTAATCCTAAATCTTCCCCGCCTGAATAAACTTCAGCCCTATCATAAAACCTTGCTTTTACCATATTATCGGGTAATTCAATGTTATTTAACTTTCTTATTTGGTCGGTGTAATCTATCTCTATTGGCTTTAACATTACCCTATCCCCGATTGCTTCCCATTCATCACCTACTTTTTTTGCAAATATTTCAGGATAATTACATTTCCAATAAGATTCACCGTCAATATCTACTAAATTATTAAACACATACCTATCTGTTTTACCCATTGAAAACTGTGCTAACCAACGGTTTAGGTCGCTTTCTGTACCTTGCATACCGTCTATTACTTCCAATTTTTTATTTTGGTAAACACCTACCCATAACTTACCGATAGCTTTAGGTATAGCCCTAATTAATAGCCATTCCCCCTGTGGGTTTGTGTATTTTTTTACAAATGGGTTATCATGCCCTGAAACGTCCATAAATTGAGCCTTATCACTAGCAAAAGTAAAATCACTTACTACTTTGTAGGAAAAAGCTATTTTGTCGTTTGGGCTTAATTTTGATGCAACTGAATCATATTCAGGCTTATGGTACTGTGAAACGGAAACTACCGTACCTACCGAAGTTACGTTGTAGTTTTTCTCGTAAGTGGGGTCTAAATAAAGGGTAAAACCGCTATCCGTAGTTATCTTATCTACAAATTCTGCTTCTATGGAAACAAGTAATTTATTAATAGGGGTCGGTATCGGCATAATAATATTTACGCCAAATTTAAGGTATTTTTAATATTCCAAACAAAAAAACTATTTCTGAACAATATCAAGCTGTTCTTCCCTTAAAAGTAACAGTTCTTCATCACCAACCATTATAGGGTTACCAATACCTGAAGTAAATACTATTTTATCCCCGGGCTTAACTGCTTGTACACGTTCCCCAACTGAAACAACTTCGGCATGGGTATGTGATTGTGCTATAATTGATTTCTCTAAAATTATACCTGATTTTGTCTTTTTTTCACCTTTTTGCTTAATTTCTCTTACCAATAAACGGTCAAATAATGGCTGATATATCATTTTTATTTTATTTAATTTGTCAAATATAGTGAATTACATTGATTTATAAAGTCTAAAACTTTCTTCTATACCGAATAGATTTGCTTTAAAATCTCCTTGTTGTGTAGCTGTCATATCTTTCCAAAGGTGTTTTGTTTCGATTATTTTAGATAATAATAAAAGCCAGTCGGTATTTGCTATCCTTTTTTCAAAATAAGGTAGTGCATTTTTAATTGAATCGTAACTTTTATAATCCCATTCAAAATGTAAAACTTCCATTATTTCATCCTCTACAATAGCATCTAAGCAAAAATCTAATCCGTATTTAGGTTTGGTAGCAATAAGTTTTAATAGCTTACTGTTATACTTTGATAATCGTCTTATTTGCTTTTCTGCTTCCCCCCTAAACCCATATCTCACTACAAAAAAACTATGGTCTAAATGAAAAATATCGTTGTGAGTGGTTTGCGTAACCCATTTTTGTATAGCTGCAAACCACCCACCGTCTATCCCACTTTCTTTTGCAAATACTTCTTTAAATGAAAGGTGTATGTTATTTGCCTTATAAAACTCTTGTTCTATTGGTAAACTTTCGTACCCTTCTCTATCCCAATTATCTAGGTTTGCATTAACAATTAAATCTTCATTCTCTAAGGGTTTACTTAAATAAGGATTGATAGGTATGTTTAATTTATTAAATGCAAACATAAATCGTTATTTTTTAGATTTAGTGGTATCGTTATATTCTTTGTATTGTTTTGATATTTCAAATTGAATGGTATCAATGGTAGGTATAATGGCTGATATTTCTCTACCTTTTAATTCTGATTGTGGGAGTATTTGTTTTAGTAAGTTTTCATGTTCATAAATAGTTATTACTTGCTTTTCTGAAAACTTATAAGTGTGTTCAGGTGTGAAAGATACGATTAAAATTAATGCGGTAATGACGCTAAACGTAAGTAGTTTTTTCATTTTATTTTTTATTTGTGATTTTACCTTTTGCGGGATTCCCGTTATGTTCCATTACATATTTAGCCATTTTAGCTATTCCGGGTTGATTGTGTGTTGATTGATTTAATCGGTATTCAAACCATGTTACGGGTACTCCATATCTTGATTTACCATGTTTAGGGGTACGGCTAACTTCAACCCCAAACGGTCTTTCTATTGACCTGCCTATTTCTCTAGGTAAATTAGTCAATCCTATTGTATTAAAACAGGTTTTTATACTCAATACATCACCCGATAACAATGATTTTATTAAGGCTGTTTTAGCGTTCATTTTACTTTATTAAGCATTAAAACAAATATACCTTTCTTTACATTAGGTACGTCATGTATTTTGTTGGATATTATAAAGTGTGATTCATTTCTTCCTTCCTGTACTATTACAGTATCATTTACTTCAAAATCTACATAGTTACTTATTAATATACTATCTGATTCAGATACTTCTAAATAGTTGGGGTCTGTTTTGGGTAATAGATGTGTCATTTATGTTTATTTTTTTTGTTAAATCAAAATTAATTAATACCTACTATACAATCACCTTAAAATATGATTAAAATATTTTAGTTAGTACTTTCCTATATCTTTCATTCCTACCTCTTAATCTATAATTATAATACCTTAACCCACCAAAATACTTAATTATAGGTATATTTAGTCTGTTTAGTAGGGTTATTTGATTTTTGGTCATTGGGTTATATTAGGGATAATTGTTGGGTTTCAAGTACGGCATTATTTACGTTTTTCTTAGCCAAATCAAAATATGACTCTTTTAATTCAAATCCTAATCCTTTTCTACCCATTTTAATAGCTTGATAAACTTCGCTACCAATACCCATAAATGGAGTAAATACGGTATCCCCTTTATTGCTGTAAAGATGAATTAATCTTTCAATCGTATCTAATTGAAGGGGGCAAATGTGTTTCTCGTCTTTTTCATCCCGACCGTTTCTATACCCTTGTAATGTGTTTCCATAATCAATATCCATCCAAACGGGGCTTGCATATTTTTGCCATAAATCTACTGGCAAATCTGTATTTGTTACTGGATTTTTTCTTTCACCATCTTTCCTAAATATCATTACATAATCAGGAATACCTACCCTACTCATTGTACTATCTTTTTTAATTTGCTTATGCAGCAATCCCAATGCCTTTGTTCTTTGCATTTCTACTACAGGGTCTTTCCAAATAGTAACACGACTAGCATAAATAAAACCCGCTTCTTCAAATGCTTTTAAAATCATTCCACTAAAATCTCTTAAACCTATAAAACCTTCCTTACCCTTCTGAATTGGTAAGTCCATACAATGCACAGCTACATTCCTACCACTTATCAAAACCCTGTAAAGTTCCCTTATTAAAAAACCAAATTGAGTGAGAAACTCATTGTAATCTTTTGAATTACCCATATCTTCCACATGAGAACTATATGTATAAAGTTCGGCAAATGGGGGGCTAAATACAGATAATCCTACACTTTCATCGGGTACATTTTTTATTAATTGAACGCAATCACCACGTTTAATAGTGAAATATTTATTACTTTCTTCTTCAATATTATAGTTCCCTTGTTTCATTAAATGACCGTTCAAATTTTCGTTTATTGCTGTTGCCATTTCTTGTTGCATAATTTCAAATTGTTTTTGTTTATTTCGGATAGATTGGTTTACGTTTGCCATTGTATCGGTAGTAATAAGATGAATATTTACTTCATTTTTTTGACCGAAACGATACGACCTTCTTATTGCTTGATATAGACCTTAAAAACTAAAATCTAATGAAGCAAATATTTGATTATTACAATTTTGCATATTAATTCCATATCCCAATATTTTTGTTTTAGATATTATAACTTTCCCTTTTTTATTAGCCCCGCAAGTACATAATTGTTTTTTCGAGTAATCCGATATTGTCTTTAAATTTTCCGATTCCTTGATTGCAGTTAATACACAACAACCCTCTGACTTTTCCTGTTTTGTGACAGTGGTCAACATGAAGTCTTTGTTTGGTTGTAATAAGGGCGGATTCTGAACCGCAAACGGCACATTTATTATTTTGCTTATTGAGCAATTCATTGTATTCCTCAAGTGTGATTCCGTATAATTTTTTGAGTAAGTTTCTAATTCTGGTTTGAGGATTCCGTTTTGATGTTTCTTTAACTTGTCTTTTTGTTCGCTCTCTGAACTCTGAATCATTTTTATATTTATCACGCTGCCATTTTCTTCTTCTTTCAATATTTTCTGCATGATATTGTTTTGTTCTTTCTTTGTTTTCAAAATACCATTTTCTATTATACTCTTTTTTACGCTCATGCCATTCTGTATCTGATTCTCTTTTAATTCGTTGTAATTCTGCTGCTCTTTTATTTTTTGACTCTTTATTTTTTTTGTACCATTCTCGGTTGTACTGTTTTCTATATTCTTTTTCGTTTCCCTTGTATTGCATATACACTCATTATTAGTGAACCATAAAGATAATAATTCTTTCAGTTCATTACTAAGTTCACCTGATATTTCTTTTGAATTAGGTATTAACTTTCTTAATATATCGCCTTCAATATTTTGTTTTATCCAAATAATTACATCTTCACCATTTTTAGATTTTTCTAATGCTAAATCGGCTGCTTTTTGTAGTCTTTCATTAAGTGTTAATCTAAGTTCCTGATTAAAATTTGTTGCAGATATAATTGCATCATTGAATAATTGACCGTTATCCCTTTTTTGTGTTTTTATTTGGTGTTCTAAAATATTTAAGCTAGGTAATTCATATCCATCCATTTTAAAACCAATATCACCGGGGTTATTTAACATTATAGCCCATGTACCTATAAATTGGTAGAATAATTTTATAGCATGACCTTTCAACCTCCATTTTGCAGTTTCACCGCCATCATGCACAAAATACATTGCTAACATTTCATTCCTACTCATTACATCTAAAAATTCAGAATGATTACCTAATTCCATTGGGTCATTTGGTGAAGGGGTTGCAGTACAAGCTAATTTATACGGAGTATCTTTAAACTTTTCAATAATTAAATTTTTTGTAGCACCTTCAAAGTTTTTTAAAATAGAACTTTCATCCAATACTATGCCACCAAATATTGATACATCAACATTATCTAATTGGTCATAATTTGTTATCTGAACATGGAAATTACTCCCGTCATATTTTTTTACTGGAACATTAAATTTAACCCCTTCATTTATCGTTTGACCTGCAACCGCCAAAGGGCATAATATTAATACTGGCTTTTTTGTTTTTATATTAACGTGTTTAGCCCATTCAAGTTGTTGGGCTGTTTTACCTAACCCACAATCTTCAAATAAACCGTACTTACCCGCTTTCAATGCTCTTTTAACACAAAACTTTTGAAACGGGAATAACTTATCATTTAATTCACTTTCATCAATATCAAAACCTGATAATGTTACATTTTTTTGCTTTTTTTCTAAAAATAATTCATATTCTGTTTTTTTCATTTTGCTTTTTTATTTTATGTTTTTAAAATGGTTCTTCATCAGATGGAACAAAATTTGATTTAGGTTTACTACTAAAAGTACTCATTAGTTCATCGTTGGTATGTGTGCCTATTTTCATTGTTGTGCCGGAAAAACTCATTGCAAAATTTTTGCACTCCCCGTGTCTATTTTTATCTAGCTTGCCTATACATAAGTTTTGTACGGGGTACTCTATGCCACCTATTATTGATGGTTCTGTAAAACCATATTTTTCAGGACGCATAAGGAATAAAACTTCATCCGCATCTTGTTCAATACTTCCTGATTCTCTTAGGTCTGACATTTGAGGCATTTTATCAGGTCTTTTTTCAACTTCCCTACTTAATTGGGATAATGCTATTACTGGCATCTGAAGTTCCCTAGCTAGTTCTTTTAGCCCCCTTGTTACTTCGCCTATTATTTCATTTCTGTTTTTATTTCTTGAATCTACCCCTGAAATTAATTGCAAATAATCCACAACCAAATACTGTATATCGTGTTTTCTTTTAAGGATATTAGCCCTAGTTCTTATTGACCTTACATTTATCGTTCCTGAATCTTCTATAAATATCGGTGAACGTGCAATTTTATCTAAACTATTATAAAATTTTGGTTCTACATCAGAAAATATTTTACCATTTCTTATAAATTCATGTGGTAAACCTGAATCTATTGAAGCCAATCTACGGGTAAGCTGTATTCCATCCATTTCCAAACTAAACCATGCACATGGTAAATTATTCAAAATAGAACAATTATGTGTTATTGACATGGCTATCGCTGTTTTCCCTTGGGATGGTCTTGCGGCAATAATAAACAAATCGGGAGCAACCAATCCACTACAAATTTTATCAATCGGTTCAATACCTGTTTTTATACCTAAAACTCCCGTTTGTTTAATTGTTTCGTATTGGTCATAAACTTTCCCCGAATAATAGTTCATATCCTTAACTTGCCCTTTTAGGACTAATTCTTGGGTATTTATCAGTTTATTATCAAGTTTATCATATAATTCAAATGAATCGGTACTATCGTCATAAGACTGATTTATAGCCGTCATTCCCATTTCAATTAACTGCCTTTTCAAATAAAGCTGCAACAATATCCGGCAATGGGTTTCAATATTGGCAGATGAAACGACCTTATTTGTGATTTTTGTTACCCCATAAGCCCCCCCTGCTTGCTCTAAATACCCCATTTCTTGCAATTCCCGGCATACGGTTGATACGTCAATGCCTCTATTTGCGTCATACAGCCTCAATACAGCCCTGAAAATTAAAATGTGAGCATCTGTATAGAAAACTTCCTTAAACACCAAATTTAGCACCACAGGAAGCGAAATAGGCTCAACCAATATTGCCCCGATAACCATTTCCTCCAATTCTTTTGAATTTGGGGGTACTTTTGCTTTCAATAATTCCATTTATTTCAAATTTATTGCAGGTTCCTTTGGTTTTTCTTTTACTTCCAACTGTGAAACGACTAACCCGTATTTGTTGTAATGATTGACAAAATGCCTTTTTAACCCACCGCAATCCTTAAAATCTTCTTGTAAGGTAAGTTTTGTTGTAAATTCTTTCATGCACTTGAATAAATCTTTATCCTTTAACCCCTTTTGCATACAAAAACTTTCACGCCACCTACTATCGTTTAAAAATTTATTAACCTCAATACCCCAATTAAACGGTTTTTCAATTTCTGATTTTATTTCTATTTTTTTTTCTCCTTCGGTAGTATTATTTACTATATTATTCTTTACTATACTATCCTTTATAGTATTACCTTCGTTATTCGATTGTAATACGTTCGTATTTTTATTATTGGTAACCAATAACTTACGTTTCCTTTCTTCCTCCCAACGCTTATTTATAGATTCTTTTGCCTTATCGCTTTTATCTTTCCTGATTGATAACCTTTCTACGGCTGTATTACTCCAAAATTTCTCTTTATTTACTTCAAATAAACTAAAATCGTGTATTACGGACTTTACAATTTCTTCATTCGTTCGTAATTCAAATGTAATACGTTCGTAATCTAGTTCGATAAAGCCATTTTCTTCATAAAGCATTTCGACAATACACCAGTAAATACCAACCCCCTCCATCCCATGTTTCATGCGAAGTTTCAATATCTTTCCATCAGAGCGTGAATTATAATCATGCGAAAACCAATGGGTATCCTTAGCCATTCTACTAATTAATAGGGGTAAAATAAAAAAGACTTTAACTATTTTTTTAGATAGTAAAGTCTGTGTTGAGTTTGCGGGAAATTACGGATACTTCTTGTTCATTAAATGTATCTCTTTTACCGTATATTTTGTTTGAAAACTTTGAGTCGGACATTTTTATGCCGGATTCATTAAGTGCGTGTATTAAGTACCCATTAGTTACCCGTTGGCGTTTTACCTCCTTTCGGATTCTTTCGCCTACATATTCATGCTTTTTAGCCATTTGTTACAGATTTTGCACAAATATAAATATTACTTCCAAAGTAAAAAATATTTTTTTGTTTAAATGTTTTTATTTTATTTTGTCCTTTCAAACCGTATGACCCATACCCAAAAGAATAACATATACCTACTAATGAAAAAATTAAATTTAATAATGGAAGTTAATGGTAGTGTATGGAAATGGGATTATAGTATTGATAAACCAATTAAAATTAAGTAGTTGGCGTATAATTCAACAATAATATCTAAGAAAAAAGTTTGTGTAAACTGTGGTAAAAAAGACTATTGGTTTTCAAATAAAATGTGCAAACAATGTGCTACGGTAGTATCTACAAATAAAAGAATTGAAAGGTTTGCAGAAATAGATACGGATGAAGAAGAATCAATAAGAAACTTAATAGAAGATATTGATACGGTGTATAGCTTATATATTCGTATTAAACACTCAAATTCAGATGGATTAGTTTCTTGTTATACTTGTGATAAAGTTGAAAAATATACTAAGATAGATTGCGGTCATTTTATACCTAGAGCAAATTTAATGGTAAGATGGAACGAACATAATACAAAGCCCCAATGTGTAACGTGTAACCAATATAAAGACGGTAATATAGAAGTATATAGGGAAAGATTAGACAAAGAAAATAATGGTATTTCCGATTGGTTATCTGAACAAGCAAGGCAAATATGGAAACCTACCCGAACCGAATTAAAAGAACTACTTTCAGAATATCGTCATAAACTTGAATTAGTAAAAAGAAAATTAAAATGAGTTCAGTACTTACCAAAGGTATATACCATTTAAACATAGCACTAGAGTATTTTAATGCTTTTAAAGTAGAGTGTAAACAAGAAGCAAAGTATCAAGCCGGAACATGGATAAAAAGAATAGAATGGCTTAATAATGATATTTATTCAGCACTTACACCAGAAGCAAAACAATTATTTAATGAAGAAATAAAGAAAGGGGATTTACTATTTCATGAGAATTTATCTGAAAATATATTACGAATGAATCCTGAACAAAGGGAAATGCTTGAAAAAATAGCTGAAGGAATTTTAAAAGGTGAAATAATCGAATACGAAAAACAATAAACATGGTACAAAGCACGTTAGTAAGTCCATACTCATTTGTGGGTATTAAAGGACATTTACAAGTACCCAATTCAGTAATGAAAAGGGAAGATAAGTTAAGGAAAGCAAAAAATATTATCAATGCTTGCATTATTTTTTATGGAGTCGGCACATTGGATAATTTTTTAAAACCAAACCGAACTTCCGATGTAGTAAAGGCAAGACACATAGCCGCCTACTTAATTAAAATGCACACAGGAATGACCGATGTAGATATGTGCAAGCTATTCAATCGGGATAGAACCACTTGCATACATTCGGTACAGGTTATTACAGGTTATTTAAAAGTAGGTGACCCACCCGAAATAAAAGACGAACTTCGGCAAATATTAGATATGCTATAACCCCAAAAACACCCCCCAACAATGCACATACTCTACACCGTATTGTCAATATTAGGAATTATATTTTTTATTGGTTGCATAGGTATAGGTATTTACTTCTTAGGTTACGATAAAGGTTGGAAAGAAGCCAAAGAATCCAAAACTGACTACTGGCAAAAAATAGAAAAAGACTACAATGAATTAAAATTAAAGTTGCTGAATAAAAAGTAATTACTATCTTTATGATGCTTTTTTTCTTTGTTTCATTGTGTATGTTTTTTGGTTTTCCCCGACTTATTTCCATAGGTCGGGGTTTTTTCGTATATTAATTTTTGAAAATGTTAATAAATAATCCTAATTTTACTTAACCTAACCCCTTAAAAATGCTCACGAAAGATGAGATTAATAAAATAATAGCGGATAATTGGGATAATAAAACTAATTCAGAAATTGGTAAACTTTGTGGCGGGTTAAGTGACGATTCAATACGGAAACGGGCAAAAAAAATACCCGGACTTAAAAAGAAAGGATTAGATTTTGGGGCAAAACTTAACCGAAAAAAAGCATCTGAACTACATGAAGCCCTACAAAAAGAATGTGAAGAAGTAGGTATACCACAGCAAGACGTAAACCATTATTGGTATAAAGGGGAACATTTCTCAATACATGTAGGCAACAAAAAAGTTAATTTATGGGATTTAAAAGAGAGTATTATAGCAGATATGCAACAATATTCCCCAAAATATCCAGTAATTAATTACCCAACAATAACAGACCCCCACCTACTTGTATTAGACCCCGCAGATATACACATAAATAAGCTATGTAGTGCATTTGAAACAGGAGATGCCTATAATACAGAAACAGCCGTAAAAAGGGTAAAAGAAGGTGTTACGGGCATTTTACAGAAGTCGCAGCCGTATAACATAGAAAAGATACTTTTTATAATTGGAAACGATATTTTACACACAGATAATCCCAAAAGCACAACCACTAGTGGAACATTTCAAGATACCGAAATGATGTGGTATGATGCCTTTAAAGTAGCCTTTAAGTTGTATGTAGATATAATTGAAATGTTACTAACGGTTGCCCCTATAACTATCCAATATGACCCTAGCAACCACGATTATTTAGTAGGATTTTTACTTGCACAGGGAATAGAAGCATGGTTCAGAAATAACGAAAATATTAAATTTAACGTAACAATAGCACATAGAAAGTATTTTAGATACGGTAAAAATTTGATAGGGACTACTCACGGGGATGGGGCAAAAGAAACAGATTTAGCCCTACTTATGGCACATGAAAGCAAAGATTGGAACGAATGTAAACACCGATATTTCTATGTCCACCATATCCACCATAAAAAAAGTAAAGACTATATGAGTGTATGCGTGGAAGCCCTTAGAAGCCCTAGCGGTACGGATTCGTGGCATCATAGAAATGGTTACCAGTTCTCCCCTAAAGCAGTAGAAGGATTTATACACCACCCTGAATATGGACAAATCAGCCGGATTACACACTTATTTTAAGAAAAATTAACCACAATGATTGAACTACCCGACACCTTTTACCAACTTTCAAAGAAAGAACAAGAAGAATACCTAAAGAAGTATCTATCTAAATACTATGCTGTTACAGATAACATAAAAAAGTTATTAGGAATAATTAGGGGGCATCATAGGAAAATAACCGAAGAAGATTTATCTTAGGGGTATGAATAAGGTAAAAAAGGTCATACACCGTAAATTAGGGAAGGAAAGGGCTATGGGATTAGCTTATTGTGATAATGGAGAAATACACATAGATGAACGGTTAAATGGCAAAGAACACCTTGAAATTTGCATACATGAAATGGAACATATATTAAATCCAAAGTGGGCTGAAATAAAGGTACAAGGTCATGCTACGGAAATAGCTAGGATATTATGGGAGATAGGTTACCGTAGAGTATCAGTTTAAATTCCCCTTAACAATAATCTTCATTTTTTCAGTCATAGGTTTATCTGCTAATATTAATTCCTTAATAGCTGATATTAGGTTTTCATTTTCCAACTTTAACTGGACATTTTTAAAACGTAAATTCATTATAATAGTTTCCTGTTCTTCTATTATTTCTTTGTCTGATTTACCTTCGTATAATATGTTTAAGTCGTCTGTATCTTCCATATAAAATTGGTTATTGATTAATAGATTTAAGGAATGATTGTTTTTCTATTTCTATTTCCGAAAAGTTGTGTTCGTGTTGTGGGGATTGGTCAAAAGTATTGAAACTGGAAGAACAATGTAATACGCATGAATCTACGGCTTTATTCCATATAGTTTCAGCCGTCTCCCTATCCATCTTAATTGCTCCCATCTTACGGGCTTTTATGTGGGCTTGGCGTTCAAGAATTGTTATTTCGTTATGAGTAAAAGTATCTTCCGATGCAATGTTTTTCTGGTTAGGATAGTATGGATACTCCCTTTCCGCTTCTTTCCTTAACTCCTCCTCTGTCATTGTTGGGGGATGGAATTGGTCGGCATAATCATTCAACATTCCAACCAATTTACTAAATTCTGGCGTTTTACTCATATCTTCAATAGAAGCCATATCTGTTTCAGGCGTTCCTGTTTTGGTCATAATAAATTTCCACAAAAACTCCTCTGCACTAAGTATTTTATCTTTTGTCATAGGGTTTATTTTGATTGTACCATTTAATAAATTCAACCATAGCGTTAAATAATGCTTGTTCTTTTGTATCAAACACATGGTGTTCAATAGGCGGTTCTTGATGCCATATTCTCACAAATGTTGTATCTATTGTAACTCTAGGAAGTGTTTGCCCATCAACTGAAGTGTGTTCTATTTTTTCGACAACTGTCATTTGCTGTTTAATATCCTTATGATATTTTAACTTGTCAAATGGGATAACTTTATTATCGCCAAAGTCGTAAAATGAATACTTTGGGTCGGAATAAATGCTTTCGTGTTTTAAAACACCGCCCATAAATTCAGCTATTAGCTTATTACCTTCAATTATTTCTATTTCTTGCATCTTATTTACTTATTTAACTGGTTAATGGTTTCAAAATAAAAAACTATTCGTTTTGGTGTTTCTTGAATTAGATTGTATCTTTTAGCAAATCGATAATTCGCACTCCAGTTATTCAATCTTTTAATTTGTTCAGATATTTCACTTCTAAACAACTCTAGGTGATGTGAACTTTTCCATTTATTGCATACTGAACAAGCGGGTAAAAGGTTATCAATGTGGTTTAAATCATCGGGTGTCAAATGAGATAAAAACGGTGGTATTTTAAAATTTTTAATAACATAACTTATAAAATCACGTTGCGGGATAATATGGTCAACTTGAAACTTCCCATTCAATTCAGAACCACAATATGCACATTTGCCATTGCACTTGCCATAAACTAATTTTCTGTCAATCTTAGCCATTATTCTTATTTAACTGGTTTAATAAAAACGGTATGTAAGTGGCAGGATTGGGTACTTGCATTACGTTTCAATCTTTTTAGCATATCACTTAGGGTTAGAAGTTTTTTGGTTTTACAGACCATTTCTGAACTGCATTCAGGTGAACTCCTGTGTTGCCGCCGTCCCGGTGATTCGGGTGTGTCCTCGACTAACCCACTTAGCGTCTAATTCCGCCACACTTACATAACCGTTATTTGTTGCTTTGGGCGATACGCATAACCCGCTGATGATTTTCCGACTCGAACGGTCAACGTGATGGCATTAAAAGGACTGATTACCTTCTACTTTCTGCATTTTTACACCATTGAGAAATTAACGCCACCCATCACAACAAACTATTTTAAAAGAACTTGTTTACTACTTACCTATAAAATTTTTCCAGTCTTCCAAGTTATCATTTACAAAACTCTGTGCTTCTTCTTCTGAAAACGAGCAAAGGCGGGGACTGACGCTCGCGCCAGCGTAGAGGTAGATGACCAGCACAAAGCCATCATTTTCGCGACCGTCGTTATAGGCTTGCATATCTAAATATGGGAACCATTTTTTCTGATTGTAATCGTTCCAGTTAAATTTTCTGCCGTTGTGAATCACTTCATTGATTGT